CCTGCATCTAATGCCTCTACAAATCTTTTAAATGTAGCGGCATTACCATAAGTCTTTTTATTATATCCTAATTGTACCATTTCGTGCTCCAATTAAGATTTAATTACTGGCATTTTGAGATCTTTAAAAGGTCTACGCCCATTTACAACATCAACACCTTTAACTTGTTCATAAATGCTTAAAATACCCGAAGCCATTTTACTTTCGGCATCAATACTTGTAGTTTCTAAATCCACACGGCATTGTTCTTGTACAGCATTAAACAATACTTTAGCATCTACCACCCCAGATTCGTCAATATAACGCACTTTTACTGTACGAATAATATCATCAAATAAATCATCTTTATATGATTTAATTTCTTGTAATAATTTACGAATTTGTAATAGCCCGCGAAGTGTATCTGTTTGAATATATTTTGTGGGCCAGTGTTGTTTCATTTTAATTAATCCAAATTTTAATTCAGATAATTTAAATGAATCACGAATAATATATAAATGTCCAATATTAGTGATACAACCAGCACTACGTTTACGATAACTAATTTGACAATTAGCATCATTTACAGTATTTTCTAAATCTACCGCTTCTTGAACGCCCATAATTACTTCTTGTTTATGAATAAAATATGGCTTCATTGGCTCATTATCATTATTAAGAGCCAGTAACATTGTGCTTTCTATATTTTCATCTTCGGATTCAATATAACAAATGGGCACATGACTACCTGGACCATATTTTAACACCCAAGCAATTCCGTGCTGTTGTCCATCGGCAATATAATAACGGTCTTCCACAGCACTATATCGTGCCTGTAAGGGAGTGGCACAGACAATATTCCATTTAGACAATAATTTTTTAATATGCGGGGGTTCGGGCCAGCGTTGACGCTGATAATTAATAAAACATTTTTGTACAGGAGCCCAGATAAATTGTAATATATCTTGGTATTCTGTGTTAGTGTTTAAGGGAAATTCGCCGCCAGTAGCATCATTAACCGCATGGGCCACTGATATTAAACTTACTTTATGGCTTGATGAACCTGCTGATGGGTCAAAGGCTTCTGTCTTGCGTTGCTTACTCATTTAGATCCTCCATTTGGCAATATGAGTGTAATTAATTATCAATTACAAGACTATTATAGTTTCAAACTGGAATTAAATCAAGATATTTGACGCCATATTTACTGTGATAAAATTAAATGATATTGAAATTCTTGTTTCTTCGTCAGTTGACGGTTCTACATCATGCAAAATTGGTGCGCATGGCAGGATTTGAACCTGCTGTCTCAGGTTGTAAACCAACCTTTGCTATCCCACTTAGCCTCACACGCGATAATTTTTAAATTCGAAAACTTTCGCCACAACCGCAACGATCTCGCTCATTAGGATTGCTAAATTCAAAACCTTCGTTGAGTCCGTTGCGTACAAAATCCACGGTGAGTCCCGTTAAATATACTAGGCTTTTTTTGTCGACAAAGATTTTACAGTCTTCGCAGACTATGACTTCGTCAGCGGCAGTGGCTTCGTCAACGTATTCTAACACATAAGCCAGGCCAGAGCAACCTGTGGTTTTAACACCCAGTCGAATGCCTAAACCTCGGCCACGTCGTGACAGCGTTTGTTTAATTTTATTCGCGGCTTTTTCTGTTAGCGTGATCATGTTAAATTTCTCGTAGCGCTGAACTTGTATGAAATGATTCTTGTAAAGGATAACCAGCTAGTCGTTTAAACTCCATTATATGGAACTGTCCTCGCATTTCACTTATATAATCCGACTCTCCTAACACGTACTGATAATTTTCAAAGTCTGGATGTTCTTTGAAATATTTATCAAGTTCTGCCATTGATGTTATTTTATCAACTTGATATTTTTCTGATTGATTGTTGTAAACCCCAACGGTATAATTGAGTTGGAATATTTTACTCCAAATCTTAAATCCGTCATTACTTAATGTTGTATCACTGGCAAATCGAACTCCTGCTGGCATATCGTTGGCTATTTTTAAATATAGATCGATGGCATAAGGTGGCTTACTTATAAGTGTAGGATTTTTGCCGGTTGAGTTAACTTTAGCAAATTTTCCTAAGGGAGACACATTCGAACACAACAATATATCTTTGCCATCAAGTGATGCTATCCAATAAAAAGATGAATCACCAATAGATATTTTGAAAGTATTATCACCTAAATCAATTGGTTTTTTACCTGCCGATAACTCAGTTTCGATTTCACGTTTAATATACTCATAAGGATTACCTCCACTAACTTGGCGAGGCATTTCCATTAAATAGCGTTTGTAAAATCTACCGTAGGCCATGTTATGCTAATGTTTGTTTGATTTTTTTACTGGCTGTGTCTTTTACGATAATCTTCTACCGCGGCTTTCACACAATCTTCCGCAAGGATTGAGCAGTGGATCTTAACTGGTGGAAGAGCAAGCTCTTGAGCAATCTCGCTATTCTTAATCTGTGCCGCGGCGTCAAGTGTTTTACCTTTAACCCATTCTGTGACCAACGAGCTTGAAGCAATCGCACTACCGCAACCATATGTCTTGAATCTCGCATCTGTGATGATACCATCTTGCACCTTTATTTGGAGTCTCATTACATCTCCGTTAACCGCAAGCTGGGGCACCGACTAAGCCGGTCCCAACTTGCGCATCTCCTTTATCAAAAGTTCCCACATTTCGGGGATTTTCAAAATGATCTATTACATCTTTACTGTAAGCCATAACTATCTCCTGTTATTGATTCTACTGTCTCTTTAGACTGATAACTATCCCATTTTTTTCTATTCTCTTCACCTAATATATATCTTAGATTTTTCCTACTACCAATTACTACCGGAGGTATTCCTAATTCAAATCCTTGTTTATATGGTATAATGTGATCCAATTGATAATCTGTTTTATGTTTACCAGTTATTTTAGATATGCCTTCTTTTTTCATAGCATAAACTGTTCTATATGTTGCTTTCCTACATTCTCTTTTATATGCCTCAAATTCATTATCTGTATAGTTTTTTGGGCGAAGGTTGTTTAATTTACCATCTTTGTTGGGATTATTTTCTAACCATTTTTTTCTTTGGTGTTCATTAGGTAATCCTTTATTCCAACCCCATCCTTTTTTAAGACCATCTCTATTTTGTTTTTCCTTTTGTTCTTCACTAAGTGTTATTCCTTTGTTCCAAGGAGTATGCCCGGGGCGGTTATTAGGGTTTTTACAGGCCTGAGAACAATAATCCAAAAATCGTGGTTTAGTAATAAATGTATCGTTGCAAAAAAGGCACGCCTTTGATATGCCATACTTGTTTTTCATACAAGTATTTATGATTGGCGTGCCCGTTTGTGAGTATTATCTGACTGCCTCAGTATGTTTATGTCTAATACTCTTTTTAAGAATCTTGAACCAGTATTTTTTCTCGGCATCTTTGTCGTGATTAAAAATAGCTTGATACATTTTTTTGATTAACTTTTGAACTTTCATTTTATTATCCTAAAATCCATTTATACATTAACATTGGAATACCGGTAACTATAGCCGAAAAGACTGCTACTGCCACTGATCCAAAAAATATTCTACAAAGAGCCTGCCCCCAATATGTTTTACATAGTGAGCAACTATCAACTACTTTCAAAAATATTGTACTAAAAAAATCATATTTTGTAGTTTCTGACATATAAATTCTCTTAAATCAGTTAGGAACCAAAACTAATTGTTGAGTGTTGGTTTGTGGATTAATCATTTCTTGCCAATGATAACCAATAGGTGCTGGTTGTACTCCAGGCTGGGTGTAAACCACTGGAGGTTGTACGTATACAGGTTCAGGTTGAATATAAACCGGAGCTGGGGCATAATAAGGGCGAGCCATTCCGTAACCAATAGCGCCACCGATTAAAGCAGGTGCTACCCAACCAATGCCACCACCGCCATGCCATCCGCCGTAACCACCACGATAATATCCGTGTGCTTCTGCGGTACTGATGGATAACCCAGTGATTAATGCTAATGCTACTGCTAATTTTTTCATGTTTGACTCCTTATTGAGCAAATTGTTGTGTAAATAACACACCGTGATAGCTAAAGGTAACTATCGACCCTTGTTGCATACTTATTGGAACTATGCGACAAACTTCACGTACTTCAGTATGGGCTGATTGTTGACCAACATTGTTGCCAACTACTCCGCCGATCAATGCGCCAACTACTCCGCCAGCTAGGCGATCACGATTGTTGCCACCTACTGTACTACCCAGGGCCGCTCCGGCTAACGCACCAATGGCACCATCACTTGAACTGTTGTTGACCCCGACTTCTTGTTGTTGACATTGTCGCTGATTAACTGTTACAATTCTTGGTTGTACATTTATCACTTGAGCAACATCGCCGGTCTGTGCCATTGCTGATGCGGCGGCGAGGAATAACATTGGTAGAATCTGTTTCATAATTTCTCCTGTATACTTATATAACGCTTATCTGCGCTGTTTAGTTTACATATTATAATAGATTTAAGAGTATTTGTCAACCATTAAAAAAGTAATACTTTTTATTTACTTAGTCCGCGTTTCATAGCGGATTTGGCATTTTGATTCACCACTTGCTCGGCTTGATCTACTGACATTTCGGCACCGCTGACATCAGTGTTGCCTTTAAATTTAATTAGGTTGGAATTAGGTTCATAAGGTTCTAGCACATCACTTAAAGGCGGTTGAGCGATTAAATCGCCCAAGCTGTCAGCGTTGACTTCTACTCCTAAATTTTGGGCTAGAGCAATAAATGCTGGCGTAGATATTTGTTTTTGAGCATTGGTATCTTGAGCTCGTCCGGCTAAAAACTGGGTTAAGGCCACCAGTTTTTTTGTATCGACACCGGTATTTTCAACTTCGAATATCAGCATTTATTACTTTTTATTTGCGTTTACCACGACCTAAGTCGGGAGACATTTCAGGTTCGTCGGCATCAGGAAATGGATTTCCTTCATCAGGCATTTCTTCACCGCCCATGTCATCAGGCATGTCTTCTTCTGGAGGTACCTCGCCCGCCATACCAGCACCCATGTCAGCGCCGGGCATAGCACCTGGCATTTCTTGACCAGTAACTACATTCAATGATTGATCTAGTTGTAGTTTGGTTGCTTGTAAATTCTGTACCAGTCCACTTAATGCGGCAGTGACTTCTGTGTTAAACTGCATGGCTTGGTCAACACCTACTTGGTTTTTAATTTGATCAACTAATGCTGGCAAGTCTTTGAACTGGGCAGTGCCAACGTCTTCTAACATCTTTTGAATCTTGTCAACCATGTCCTGAGCAGCCAACACTACTTGCGCTTGTTGTACTTCGCTTTCACGTAAAATGTGATACAAGCTACGTCTAAAATTAATACTTTCAGTTTGTAAAGCGGCTTGAGCAACCAACTGTTGATCTTGTGGGTTAAGAGTTTGTCCACTGGCGGCTTTTTGCATCGCTGTTTTCAACTGTGGATTTTGAATCTTGCTTAATTGAGCTTGCTGTTGCTGTTTGGCCATTTGCTGTTGTTGTGGAGTTTGGGTAGTAGTGCCAGGTTTTTGAGCATTGTTTACATTTTGCTGGGCACCTGCTACACCGCCAACTGGCACTGTGGGATCTTCTTTGATTTTGGCTATGAGCACACGTTCCATCATCATTAGCTTGTTATAAGCTGGGTTTTGTTCTCTGTGATGCGCGGCTTTGGTTTGCTTGTGTTCGCTGATTAGTTTACGCACTTTACCCAACATGGTGCGAGCTTGGCGTGTTGACATAATGTCAACGTTGATAGAGTCTCCGAAATAACTTTCAAAGACCTTGGCCGCTTGTTTTGATGGCTTTGGTGTAGCCAATTCGAAAAGTTTCATTTTTAAATCCTTTTTACTTGATAGTATTTAGCCCAATTTACACATTTGGTTAATTGTTCTTCAATAAGATTTTTGTTGATAATCTTATTTTCTAATTTAGTTTTGATTAATTCGCGATTTAATGGGCTCGCGCTTTTGGCAGCTATCTTAGTTCTAACGTCAATATCTAAAATCAACGCTGTTAGTTTTTTGTCTAAAAATTGTATTTCCAATGACATTTTGTGTTGGCTGTAGTTATCAGCTATACACCAACTTACCGCGCTTCTACTACTGGAAAACAAGCCGATTTCTGAAGTGTGGCAAAATACACGATACAGGGGTTTTTCCGGCACAATGCGATACTTACCAAACGCTATGTAATCACCGTCTTCTTGTTGCCAAAAAAAGCTGGTGTGATTCATTTTAAATTCGTCGGCAAATATTTTATGTAGTAAATTTTCGTTTTTCATTTTATTAAAAATAATTGAGTGTCAATAGTACTGCTCTTAACATCCAACATTATATATTATTTATGTTAAAAGACTAAACCAGATGTTTTGA